GCAAGGCTTGAGCCAGAAAAGACATTCTATGATGTGATGACAGAAGTTGATAAAGATAATGCGGATTATTGGTGCGCTCGGCGGGAATCGAACCCACGACCCTCGGCTTCGGAGGTCGCAGGACTTGCAAAATTACTTTGTAACATTATGTTAATACTGATAAATCATAGCAATAAAATCAAACTATCAATGAAACGGCATCAATATATTGCTCATAATCCAAGTGAGCATAACGCATGGTCGATTCAATATCACCATGACCTAATAAGTCCTTTATAGTATAAATACCAACTCCTTTTTGAATGAGCCATGACGCGTAAGTATGGCGTAAATCATACATAGTACAATTCACATTAGCCCTTTTTTTACACCTTGCAAATGATTTTGTAAATGTGGTGTATGGCTTGCCTGTTTTTGGATTCGTGAAAACGTGAGTGCCTAGCCGCTCCTTACTCTCCAATAGGGCAAAGGCTGTTTCATTGAGATATTTATATAAGGTCTTTTTGGTTTTACTGTAGTGATTTCTCACTATGAATTGTCTTTTATCAAGATGAACGTTAGACCATTCTAAGGTTAATAATTCAATGGGACGGCAGCCAGTCATTGTTAATAAGACAATGAAGTCATGCAATTCATGATGACCAGTAAGTAAGGTTGCAGACAAAAGCCGCTCATATTCTAAGCGGCTTAAATAATTTGGGATATGGTCGGATTCTATGAACTTCACTTTTTCAAAAGGGTTATTCAGTGTTATTTCATAATCTGACATAACACAATTAATGGCAGCCCTAGCAAATGATAATTCTCTATTGATGGTCGCATTGGATACAACAAGACGCCTAGCTTTTGCATATTGTTTAATATGTATTTTACGTAAATCTTTAAGCAAAAGCCCATCAAAATAGCCTAAGCTATCCGCTCTATACTGATAACGATGCTTACCAGTTAAGCCATAATCTTGATAATACTCAATAACTTCCGATAGTTTATAAAACATGATTTTCACTCTATAAGGGCAAAATTACCCGAGTGAACTCTATTTGACTTTTGACAACATTCCAGCGTTCTCTAAGAGATAGGTACATTCAGCAGCAGAAATATTATGCAAACGATTGCCATTTTTATTGAAAGCAACGCAAGCGTTGCCTTTCATCATGGCATTGACAGGCGCAAGATTGGCATCTTGGTAATAACCTCCAGTAACAGGATTAAAGACTTGTTGATTGTCATTGGTATTATTACCACCTACAGTGACAGGCTTTATATTGTCGGCATTGGAGGATTGAGTGGGCGTTAATGCGGTGGGTGTTTGTTCATTACCACCGACAACAACAGGCGTTACATTATCTGTTAATAGTTTTTTGCTGTCTGATTTTCCAAGACTGGCATCAATCTTGGCTTGTTGTTCAGCAGCCGCTTTTTCAGGATTGATAAATTTATCGGTTTCTGATGACATGGCAAACTTAGCTATTAAGCCAATAATTACAATCAGCGCACCGACCATGATAAATAACTTTTTAGGTAATTTTAGCTTAACGGTATGCTCGACAGCAGAATTATAGAACTTGTATAAATCTTTTCGGTAATTGAATATATAGTTATTTTCGGCTCTGTCTTTTGCGGTGCGTCCGTCAGGTGTTTTTTCAACTTGTCGCCAAAAGTAGCAGCTTGCTAGGTTTGCACCGTAAGGCCTTACAAGGTGTATATGCTCATTGGTCACATCAAGTACATCATTATGAAGTAAGCGCGGCATTTGAGTTATAAACCATATATCACGGTTTCCATGACGATGAATGGTTAAATCTCTAACTATTTGTTCTTTAGATGCGCCACGATTGGCAGCAAATACATCACGCAACTGGGCTTCATCATAAATTATGGTGCTACCTTCAGGCGTGTCTCTCCAATCGTCAGGACTAGGCAAAACGCCATCTATTTTTAAGCCATTAATATCCGCATAAAAATTGCGTTTTTTGTCAATGTCTTTTTCCTTCTCACTGGCTTCAATCGCTGCTACTAAATCAGATACAGCTTTCAAAGTCTTACCAGTGCCAGGTCTACCGGTATAGAGACGAATCATTTTAAGCGCCTTTTTTAATCAGTGATAATTTCATGCTATTCATGGTTACACGTGCTATCAATGCTCCAATGACGACAGATAACGCAATATCAAAACCTGATAGATGAAGGAAGGAAGCTACAACAGCATCAAAACCTTGCATTTGTTGCAATGCCTGATTGATATATCTTTCAAGTACGGTTTTCATGACGACAGCAGAAGCAAGACCAAGACCAGCACCAAGAAGGGCAGTTTTAACAGAGCCTTGAAGCAGGAATGTGCCTACTAGGTAAAATAGCTTGCCCATGTTTATCTACTCCAAGTATTTGTTATAACTATTAATGGTGGGCGCTTCATGCTGCGTGTACGTCCGTCCGTGGGGCGGGCGTCACGCATCACAAAGCGCCCTTTAATCTTTACTACCTCTACTATGTCCAGCAATAATGTATGCAGCAGCTATATAACCAGCGCCGACAATAAAAGGCTTCAAGTAAGACATAACAGTACAGATAGGGGTGTAATCAAATTCAAATGGGGCAGTTGCACCCATGATACTAAGTGAAGCGGTATATTTTGGAGGACAGCTACCAGTGAAGGTTATATAACTTTTGTCGCTGTCAAAATCAGATATAGGTTCGTCTACAACAACACCAGTATCCGTTGGGGCTTCGGGTGCTTCTTTAGCCCATTCAAGAGCAGCAGCATCAGCAGCAGCTTTAGCGTCAGCAGCTTCTTTAGCTTCTTGAGCATCGGCAGCGCGAGCAGCTTCGGCAGCTTCTATAGCATCGGTGACAGCAGCAGTATTAGCAGCATCGGCAGCTTTGACAGCATCGGCAGCAGCAGTAGCAGCATCGGCAGCAGCTTGCGCATTGACATTATCGTTTGCTATTACTCTATCAACAGCATCATTAATGACTTGACCATCTAAGGTATTACCCTCTATTGCTTCGATAGCTGCGACAATATCACCGACCCTGGCATTATCGTTTGCTATTACTCTATCAACAGCATCATTAATGACTTGACCATCTAAGGTATTACCCTCTATTGCTTCGATAGCTGCGACCATTTCAGCAACTTTTGCGCCAGTCCTATCATTAGCAGCAACTATCTCACCAGTACCAGCAGTTATAGCTTCGATTGTTTCAGCTTGTTTTAACCCCAAATCAATCATTAACGCATCAATTTTTGCGCCAAGTACACCCGACATATTAACAACGGCAGCCATTACAGATTTAATAGCAGCAATGATAGATGATGGGTCAAAAGGTGGTACTTCTTGCCCTGGTTGCCAAGGCGGATTGTTAGGGTCAGGAACGGCAGGCGCATCGGCTTTAGGAACAGCAGCAGTATTTAACGGCACATCAAGAGAACCAGCATTAACATCATCAATAATAACCGTTTTTATTAATTCTTGACTTGGAGCATGACCAGCAGCAGAGTTAGCAATGACTTTTTGTGCAACTTGATTAATCGGTAAAATATTTTCGACTAAAGGACAAGAGCCACTATCAAACCACGCACTAACCGACATTTCATAACCCCTATCAGGGGCAAAGCCGTAACACGCTGAACTCGTAACACGAGATTTTGTATAACCCATAGCATTATTAAAGGTAGTACAAACTTGCAAAGCAGTTTCCCCACTTTTACCAGTAATATGCCCCACTTTCCAACGACCACAAGTAGGAGATTTACTCTTATACCTGATGCCATTATTAGCAGGGTCAAGAACCCAGTCGACACCATCACCAAGTATCTGCGGAACAGCTAAGAGCAAAGCAGCAGCACCGCCACCCTTTAGCAAGTGCTTACCGACATTACCAGCAGTAGGCGCATATTTAATAGTGGATTGCAAAGCACTAGAACCAGCGCCTTTAACAGCGGTAACAGTATTACCAGCAGCGCCAATGATAATATCAAGAGGAGTAACGCCCCAACCGACAGGAGAGGCGGCATAGGCTACGGGTTGAGCAACGATAAGAAGCGCAGATAATGCGAATATTAAGAAGCGTTTAAAGTAGCTCATTTCAGTATCAGCCAGCAAGCAGCAACAAAAACCAACGCAGGGATAATATTAACTAACATAATCTCAATTTCCTTAAATCATCTTAGTTAATAGAATGGGAGCGAGTAACCGCCCCCACTGGAACAACTAACGAGAGGTTGCTTACACCACACCGCGAATAACTTTCCAACCACGGATTGCAACACGTACACCAAGATATGCAGCACCAACCACACCAACAGGAACGATTAGACCAGTTAATGAAGCAGCAACGTCAGACACATCAATAGCCAAAGGTTCAGCAAATGAAGCAGCAGAAGCAAGCATCAAAGCACCAGTAGCACCAACTTTACCTAGAAAAGTCATGCCATTTTTTTCACGTACAACGATTTGATTTTCCATTTGGAAATCCTTATTTTTTAATGAAGCCACCAATGGCTCGAAAACCCCACGCAGTAACCAAGACTAGCACCACCAATGAACCGAGATAATTCCATTCAGCGATAGTGAAGTCGGGTAGCATAGGCGCAGGAGAATCTATAACTACCCATTCCAAGCACGTTTGACTTACTTCGTCTAAAGTTTGACAAGCGTACATTGGGAATTCCTTATTTATTAACGATTGGCTGAACGTCAGTAACAATCATTTTTGTGTTTTTGCCTGATGTGACAATTTCCATTTCAATATTTGCTTGAATTGGAAATTTAAGCATTTTGATTTTTTCAAAATTGTCAGACAAACCCCAGTTATATTCAGCGCCAGCAAAGCCGACCATTTCACCAGAATCAGAATTCATTTTAGTCTGAACATAAATTTTGGTGCTGTCATAGGGACGACCTTCCATTTCACCCTTTGAACGTTTTGCACCAGTGATAATGACTTGTTGTAACATGGTTTATACTCCTAGAATGGTATAGCGCACTTTTGATGATTGTCCGACCACGGCGCATAACTTGGCGGATTTTTGATAAACTTTTCATGAACTCTTAAACGCTTTGGATAGAAGTCTTTTTTCTCTGTTTGGAGAAGGTCAAGAATCTTGCTATCGTCAGGCACTAGATGACCGTTGCTATCTTTTTTCACAAACAATTCACGATAAGCAGCGATATAGCGACCAGCTTGACGTTTCCATATTTCAATAGATTTATTTAGGCTGATTTCAGCTTCTTTTTGGGTGCAAGGGATACGGCTTACCGTGTCCAATATTTCACCTTTTGAATGCTCAACAAGCTCCAAGCAGTAAGGATATGCACCAGCAAAGTATTCAGTAGGGCTGATTAACATTTCAAACGGCAGATGACGCCCAGCAGTGCCAAATTCGACTTCACTTCTAAACCACGGACTATCAGCATCGCCAAACTTTTTACCTTTTTCATAGCCGCGATATAGCTTGCCATTCTCACGTTTGCCTATTTGGAGCGTACGACCCGCACCAGTGGGACGTTTCCAGTCGCCTAAGTGCTGGACAGTTGGTAGCTTGTTAGTTAGGGCAAACATACCTTGACTGTCAGCAGTGTCAGCGATTTCAGGCGATGAGTAAGAGCCTTCAAAGTCGTCGTGAGCTAAATCAATGCGCGTTAGCTTTGGATTGACAGCATCACACTTTAAAAAGTTATAAAGGTTATGTTCCCAGTAGTTATCAGCGTATTGGCAGCCAGTACCAGTAACCATAATCAGCACAGTGTTAGCTTGCCCACCGATGCCAATAGTTCCGAGCTTTGCGTCATTGCTTCCAATGGTGAAACCATACTTATAAAAGTGAATACCTTTACCGTTATAGGTGACGTTTGAGAAGTCAGAGCCGAAAATGTCAGATAGAACGGTACTTACATCAAATATAAATTCTTTAATTAATTCTAATTTTTCAGCTTCGGGCATTTCTGTGTCATTCAACACGCCTTCAAAATCGCCATAGGTTTCAACATGGGTGACGAAATTGACAGCATCAATGATTACTTGTTCATGTCCGACTGGCACACGTATAGGGACAAGCTCAACGCCTTTTGAAGTTCGGACAGTGAGTTCTTGCTTAGATGCAATGGCAGAAATCTGTTTTCTATAGTCAAGTGTCGTTTTCATGTCAAATATCCGTCCCGTTACCCCCGTGTTACAAATGGGGGTTTTTTCGTTCCCACGATTTATACGTCTAGTGTTGCACAGTGGTTTCCCTCACCGCTCCCGATACTGCCGCCGCTCAACTCTCCGTATTTCTGCCAGTTTGCAATACACTACCAGTCACTACGTCAAGTCGCCTTTCATTCCTAGCTTGTTGGTTGCGCTACCAGTCTGGTGATAACCGTGGTGATAACCGTGGTGATAACCGTGTTGATAACTGAACCTTAAAAGCCTTCAACAAGTTTTACTTTGTCTTTCCTTTGGTTCTACTGCTAAAGTCTCATTGCATTACATTGCGCCACTTAGTGGTTACTGCTCTGCGTTTGCTCTGTCAATCTGCGTCATCAATCGGCGCGCGCTCCTTTCCATAAATTCCAATACGCGCGCGCCTTCATTCTTCCTTGCTTTCCGCCGTTCTCTTATCACTGTAATCACTGGCGCTTTACTCATTTCTTTTCATATCAACGTTTCTTGTCTCACGTCAGTGCAGAGTCGTTTCACTTGCCTGAATCCGTTACGTCCAGTTATCAACAAGGTGTATCAACAAGGTGTATCAACAAGGTGTATCAACAGGCTGGAGACTTACCAAGTCGCTGCGTCATACGGTCTTATTTCCTTCGTTCCTTATCGTTCCTTTTAACTTCTAGAAACACCCTCGATTCTTACTTTGTTGTATGCTCACGCTATCGGGGAACAGGCTAATAATGAATACACGTTTTTCATTTATCGAAAAATAATCTGATGTTTTCGTTTTCACTGCGGATAATGTCAAGGTAAGTTGAAATCATGACGGCAGATAGATTATTATCAGCAGCGATGTATTCAAGATATTCCAAGCACTCCTCTCCAATGTCGGCAACGTTACCAGTAGCGATAACAGAGCTTGCACGCTCAGAGATAAGACGAGCGGCAAAGTTAATAGCTGCTTGATTAAATTCTAGTTCATTCGAGTAAAAAATCATGAGCTACCGCCCTTCGGTTGCTGGGTCAATCATTAATAATTGATAACTAAAAAGACAGTTATCAATGATTAATAATTCGACCTCTAAATCTTGTTAAATATCATTGCTACACCATAAGCAGCAAGAGACATAATGAAAAAGATGGTAGAAAATACAACTATGAAATCAAGCATTAGATTAAGTCCTTAACGTTGCCATTGGAGACACTGACAGGGCGAAAGAAGTAAGAACGCAAAACCTGATGAATGGCATAAGCTAGAAAATAAAACACAAACAACGTCATCAATATTAATAAGGCAATAGCTAATTTTTGTTGCTGTAGTTCGAGTAATAATTGGTCAGAGACTAAAAGATTGACGCCAAAGAAAGGTTGATAGTTCATTGCAGTCACTCCAAGTTGAAAGGCTGTGAACAGCCATTAACTGAATAGACTTCATGACGCAAAATTGAATCTTTACTATTTTTAGGATATGAACGAGAAACAAAGTCATGATGTGAATGACATTCATCACAGAAACCATCATTAGCATTTAGCTCAATAACAGCAGTAACTTGTTCGCATTGAGAACATGAACTATCACACTGACAAACATTATGACCAACACAAACATAATTAATATCACGTTGAGCAAGTTCACAAAATTCACAAAAAAGGGAGTCCCCGTCCGTTTCTGCCTTATCCGTATCAGGGATATGCTCGGAAACTTCTGGAGGACAGGGACAAGAGGTAACGCTTTCAGCCAATGAAGGAAGCCATGCGTTTATAGGTTTATTGTTAGCAGTCATTTTGAACACTCCAGAATAGTGTAAGATTGAATTAACAAATATATGATTAATTGGAACAACTCAGATAATATTGGAATTGTTCAGATTAAGCAAGCATAGGAGAACGCCATGAAACTAGAAATGCTCATAGCAAGAGCTAAATTTTACGAGAAAACACAAAAGGCAATAGCTAAAAAATTAGCTATATCTGAAACTAAATTTAAACCAACACCGTTTGAAATATTCCAAATGGCAGAATTAGCAAGGCTTGAGCCAGAAAAGACA